AGAAAATTATTTTATAAGTGGCGGTACGGTAAGCGCGGGAACATCTTCAACACGCACAGGCGATGGTGGTGGAAATGCTGGAAATGTTTTATATGGAAGTGCAGGGGCGGCCGCAGGCGGGTATGCTGGAAATGGTGGAAGTACACCACCAAGTGCGCCCGGTAACGGATCAGCAGGGGCTGGTGGCGGTGGTGGCGGTGGTGGTGCAAGCGTTTCTGGAACAGCCACACAAGCTGGTGGCGGTGGCGTAGGTCTGTTAGGACAAGGATCAAATGGCGCTGGTGGAACAGGAAGTGCGGCTTCAACAACGGCTACGGGCGGGGGCGGTGGATCTAGCGGTTCTGCGGGTGGAACATCCGTAAAAGATACAACACACGGAAATGGTGGTTCATACGGTGGTAGTGACGGGTATTACAACGCGGGGACTGACCCTGATTATGGCGCAACTGGGGCGGTTCGCGTCATTTGGCCGGGTACAACACGCAGTTTTCCATCAACAAATACAGGCAATTTATAAGGACTAATTATGTGGATCAATGAACAAACTCAAGGCACTTTTAGACTACATACCGATATTCGGTATGAATGTTGGAAAGAGGGCAAAGAACTTCCGGGCATACTTGATGACGCTATTTTGGCGGCTAATGGTTATGCTTTAGTTACAGAAGTAATCCCTACTTTTGATGCGATTACGCAAGGACTAACTGCCCAAGCACCCGTTAAAGATAGCAATGGCGCTTGGACAATTGGTTATGATGTTATTGCGCTTGATCCAGCAATTATTGCAAATAATCAAAATATTGCAGAAGTAAATCGCATTTCAAACATTACTTTGCAAATACGAAATGGCAATCAAGATGTGATTTCTGCCATGCTTCAAAATGACACGGCAAAAATTGATGCTTGGAAAGTACAGTTAGCCGCCCTCCAAGCTCAATTATAAAATGAAATATGTTTGGAAAATTTTAGAGTTAAAGGGCGATGAAAAAGCTATTTTTCAAGCCAAATATCATGTTTCTTTAATTGAAGATAATTTAAGAATTGAGACTGAAGGTTATTGGGATTTTGACCCCACACAAGCAACAATTCCAACAGCCCAAGTGACTGAGGAAATGGTTGAGTATTGGATTGATCAAGGCACTACCCAAGACGGTGTAAGTAGCATAAAATCAAGACTATTAGAGCAACTTGAATCGGTAAAAAAACAGCAAGAAATTGCTTTGCCGTGGAAGCCGCCAACATTTAGATTAAGTTAAGGAATCACTATGGCTGTGCCTTATGACATTGTTAGCCGAGCGCTAAAGGACATTGGCGCATTAGAAGCTGGTGAAACTCCTACTCCAGACGCGGCATTAGATGCGTTTGAAATGATGAACGACATGATTGACCAATGGTCAAATGAAAACATGATGGTTTTCAATGTCACAGAAATTATTTGTCCTGTAATTTCTGGTCAAGTGCAATACACGATTGGCCCTAACCCATCCACATTGAACTTTATTGGCGCATCGTTTACAGGTTCAATTTCAGGCACAACATTGACTGTAACGGGCATTGCCTCTGGCGCTATTGCTCAAGGGCAAACTTTAAGTGGCACAGGAATTACAGCGGGAACAAAGATTACGCAATTTTTGACGGGTGCTGGTGGCAACATAAATGAAGTTGGCACTTATCAACTTAACATTTCCCAAACTGTTGCCTCTACAACAATTACGGCTTATTACCAAAAACCTTTAAGCATTGATTCAGCGTTTGTTAGGGTAAACACCACATCTAATAATCAGCCCATTACGGGTGGCGGTTTGGACTATCCAATGTCAGTTTTGGCATTGCACGATTACGAAATGATTGGTTTGAAAACGCTAAACGGCCCGTGGCCCAAGGCGGTTTACTTTAACCCCGGTGCTGATTCAGGCAACGTGTTTATTTGGCCTAACCCATCACAGGGTGAACTGCATTTGTTTGCCAATACATTGTTTAGCCGTTATGACTCAATGTATGAGGATATTTTTCTGCCGCAAGGCTACGCAATGTGCCTCAGATGGTGTTTGGCAGAGCGTTTAATGCCTATGTATGGCAAAGCCTCACCAACGCAAATAGCGATGATTCAGCAATTTGCAGGGCAAGCCAAAGCTACCATCAAACGCACAAATATGTCCCCATTAGCGGTAGCACGTTACCCTGATTCTTTGTTGACGGGTAAAGCAAAAGACGCGGGTTTTATTCTTACTGGCGGCTTTATTTAAGGGGCTACCATGCCAGATTTCGGTTTTGTTGGCGCATCCTACGAAGCACCTAGCATTTATCAAGATGCTCAAGAGTGCATCAATTTCTTTCCTGAAGTTGACCCCGTAAAGCAACAGGGTGAACGCGGGGTAATTGCGCTTTATCCCACACCGGGTCTGACCCTTAAAGCCTTATTGTCAAACCAGCAAGAAGTGCGTGGGCTTCACACCGTTTCGGGTGGAGAACAAATGATTGCCGTTTGCGGCCCTTACGTCTACGTTCTTGGCGCTAATTTTGTTCCCCTTGTGATTGGTCAATTAAACTCAAGCACAGGCATTGTTCGGATTACTGATAACGGGGTTAATGTTTACATGGTGGACGGTGCTTATCGTTACACATGGTACATATCAACCCCCTCAACGGCTGTGTTTTACGGCTCTACTAGCGGCACAACATTGACCGTTACTAATGTTTCTAGTGGAACAATTACTGTTGGGCAATCATTGTTTGGCATAGGCGTATTGGTTGAAACGGTAATTACTGCGCTTGGCACAGGAACTGGCGGTGTAGGAACATACACAATCAATAGAAGTCAGACGGTAGCGGCTGGATCAATGAATTCTGCGGCTGTTGGCGCTACTGTTACAGCTACCATTGCGGGAACAGTTTTGACTGTTACTGCGGTTGCATCAGGCGTGTTGCACGTTGGCATGACTATTCAAGGCGTAGGCGTTACCCTTGGCACAATCATTACTGCTTTTGGAACTGGCTCTGGCGGTGTAGGAACTTACACATTAAGCGTTGCCAGCACCGTAGCTGTTGGCGTGACCATGTACGGTTTAAACTTTTCTGTTTTACCTTCAACTGACGGTGCGTTTAGCGGTGCAAACACGGTAGACATTATTGACAACTACTTTGTCTATAACAACCCTACAACGCAACAATTTGGCGCTAGTGACCTTTTATCGCCTATTTCACCCAATACTAGCTATTCTTTAAAAGATGGCGCACCAGATGATCTAGTGGCTTTAATTGTTGATCACCGTGAAATTTACTTGATGGGTGAAATTTCCTCTGAGGTGTGGACTGATGTAGGAACTGTGCCGTTCCCGTTCCAAAGGATACCCGGCACTTCTACGCAACACGGCATTGCCGCACCGTTTTCTTTGTCAAGACTAGGTAATTCATTTGCTTACGTTTCCCGCAACAATCGTGGACAATCTCAGATTATGCAAATGCAGGGTTATTTGCCACAAAGGATTTCCACTCACGCTGTTGAAAACACATTAGCTAATCAATACGTTGGTGATGCTATTTCTTGGACTTATCAGCTTGAAGGCCATGAGGTTTTTGTAGTTACTTTCCCGTCACTTCAATTGACATGGGCTTATGACGCAACCACTCAACTGTGGCACAAATGGCTTTACACAACCAATGAAAATGTATTTCAGCGTCACCGCGGCAATTGTTGTGCTGTGTTTCAAGGTTTAGTCATTGTTGGCGACTATGCAAACGGCAAACTGTACGAATTGGATAAAACCAATTACACAGACGATGGTCAGAATATCCGCAGATTACGCAGAGCGCCTCATTTGGTGACTGAGTTTCAAAGGCAATACTTTGATGAATTGCAGATTCAGTTTCAGCCGGGCGTTGGTACTACAGGGTTATCCACTTCTGCACAAGTGACAAGTTCAAACACCATTTATTTGGGGAACACATATACAATTACCCCTAGTGCAACTTTGACGATTGAACCTGAAAAAACTTATATTTTGGCGACTCAAACACCGCCTATTTATACAACCATAAACAACCCTCAAGCAATGCTTAGATGGTCAAGTGATGGCGGCTCTACATGGTCAAATGAGCATTGGACAGGCGTTGGTCAACTTGGCAAATATAAGAATCGTGCTATTTGGCGCAGATTGGGAACAGCGCGAGACAGAATTTTTGAAGTTTCGGTAACTGATCCTGTGAATTTTGTCATTATTTCGGCAAATCTTAAAGTACAAGGGGCAGAAAACTAATGGCTACGTCTGGACTTTCAAGCACACAGCAGATTAACCCTTATCCACAATCACAGTTTTTGGATGGGGTAACTAATCGTCCAACGCGATCATGGCAACAGTTTTTTCTTAATTTGTTGAACTTCAGTTCTGCCACAACTGCAACGGCAGGGTCTGGAACGCTACCAGCTAACCCTGTTGGGTTTATAAATGTCACGGTAAATGGTCAGGCTTACAAAGTGCCTTACTACAATGTTTGAGAGAACCTAAATTATGGACGATCTAGTAAATTCACTTATTGGTCAAACTGTTGGTTTAACGGCTAACCAAATGCAAACCGCAACTGCTAATAGTTTAAAAGACTATCAGGGCAAGACTTATAACGCTGATACTATTTTGGCGCTTTCAAAACAAATTGCGGCATCTATTGACCCCAATGCAGTTAAAGGCGGTGTTTATAGCACTAAAGGTCAAAGCGTTGGTTTTAACTACGATGAATCTACAAAACTTTTGGGTCATCCTCCAACGGCAACTGAACAAGTCTTTTTGGACATGGCTAGGCATCTTGCAAATGAAGGCGTAACAGATTTAAATAAAGTTGATGCTTCAGACACTAACAGACGTTTTGGCTCTACCTTTACAGGCGGTGGCGGCACGATCTATGAAATTAAAAAGGATGCTAGTGGCAAACCTATTATTTCGTCATGGAGTAAAGACACAAGCGATAAAAAAACCATCTTAACGGGCTTGGCAATTGCGGCCGCGGCATTTGGCATCCCCGGTGTAACCGAGGGTTTACTTAGTGGCGCACCCGCTGGTGCAACATTAGGAAGTGTTGGCGCTGAAGCGGCTGGTACTGCATTTGAGTTAGCAAACGCTGGTGTTGGTGCTTTTGAAGGCGGTTCTACGCTTAGTTCTTTGGCTGGAACTGGCGCTGGTTCTGCTTTTGAAGCCATGAATGCTGGTGCTGGCGCTTTTGAAGGTGGTACGGCTCTTAATTCTTTAGCGGCTATGACCCCTGCTGAATTAGCTACGTTTGAAGCCCAAAACGCTGGCGCAACTGCCATGTCAGATTTAGGCGCTTCTGAACTTGCAAATGCGGGCGCTAGTGCAAATGTTGTTGGTGGTACTACCGCGGCTAACGCTGTAACCACAGCGGCTGGTGCAAAAACATTGATTGATCCTATTACTGGTTTGCTAGTAAGTGCGGCTGGTAATGTGCTTGGAAATGTTGCAAATCAAGAAGGCATAAATGATGCAAGAAACGCAATTACTCAAGGCGGTGCAACAGCAAACACAGCGTTAAACACCGCATATAACGATGCTAGAAACTTAAACACCGCGGGGCGCACAGATTTAGCTAACAACTATGCAAATCTAAACACTAACTTAAATAACACGTTAGCTGGTCAAAGAAGCATTTACGACACAACAGGCACAACTTTAGCCAACAATTATTCAAATTTAAATACAAATTTAAACAACACAATTGCGGCCCAAGTTGGAAAATATGATACAGCCAACCAAGGCATTAAGGCTAATGCCGCAACGCAATTAGGTTTGTTGGGTAGCACATACCAAGGTCAAAAAGATCAGGCCGCGGCAAATGCAACTGCTTTAAACACCAATTACGGCAATGCTCGTGGTGATTTGTACGACATTTATAATAAGCAAGTTGGCATTCAACAACCTTACCAAGATGTTGGCCGGGCGGGTTCACAAGGTTTAATTAACAACCAAGACTATTTAACTCGACAGTTTAATGCGGCTGATTTAAATTCTAATTTAGCGCCTAACTACGCATTTCAATTGTCTCAAGGTCAAATGGCTAACCAACGTGCCGCCAACATGGGCGGTGGCAGTATGGGCGGCAATGCTTTAAGAGGCTTGCAAGATTACACCCAAAATTATGCTTCTGGTGCATACCAAAATGCGTTTAACAATTTTAATACGCAACGCCAAAACATTTATTCCACATTGGCTGGCATGGCTAATATTGGCACAACTTCAGGCGGTCAATTGGCAAGCCTTGGAAATACATTAGGTGGCAACTTGGGTTCGTTGTCTAATACTCTTGGAAGCAATCTTACAAGTAACACAGGCAATCTATTAGGTGCTGGTACTGCTTACGGGACTAATACCGCGGGTGTGACCAACAATTTGAACAATGTGTTGTCGTCTAACCTAAATACATTGCAAGGCGCATATAACCAATATGGTAGTAACTTAACAAGTGGCTCTAATGCTTACGCTGGTAATGTCCTAAATAATGCCAACACAATGCAAGGTGCTTACAACAACTATGGAAGCAATTTAACGGCTGGCTCAACCAATTACGGCAACAATCTAACAACCAACACAAATACAGGCGTAAATGCCGCAAATGTTTATGGTTTGAATTCTGCTAACCTTGCAACTGGCATTGCGGGTGCATTGGCAAGTAATTCCACAGCAACAGGCGCAAACAATGCAACGGCTTTAAGCAACCTTGGCAACACAGCTTTGCTTGGTTCTATGATCAAAGCGACATAAGGATAAATCATGGC